TTTACTATCGTTGGGGTTTCAAAGCGAACTGGGAAATCGGTATTCCATTCAAGCCGCCTTTTCTCGATATTGATAAAAGCCACAGGCTCGGCATCTTCCGGCATGGCTTTCTGTGATAATGCGGTGGCTGTGAAATCATCACTGTTCGGCAGATGTTTTACAATCTGTTCGCCCATTTCCAGCGATTCCGTATAGAACGAATACTTCGGCCCATTCCAAAAAATAAGGTCGCAATCTTTCGGCATGGCTACGGCTTCGCGCAAGGCTTGAATAGCGCCGTTGTCATAATCAACATGGGCAAATTCGTCTATATCGGCAAGCACATTGGTCGCCGCCCGTTCAATCGCTTCATTCCTGTTCAATTTGACCCCCTATGCTGCAAGCTTTTTCATAAATTCAACCGAAGCCAAGATTTCGGCTTCGACGGCTAGGCATTGCGTTTCCAGTTCCTTGATGGCCTTTTCGTCGCGGTGAACCCGGCTAATGGCCAAATGTAAATGCTTCGGAAATCGCGGATCGTATGAAACCGCGTCATTCCATTGGCGACCGGCGACCCACATTTGCCCTTGGATCTGATACCAATATTCCCGGACATGGGCCGAATTGGTCAAAGCCGCGAAATGCTTGTGCTGGCTTTCCGGACATTTGAATTCGACCATGCCGTCGGCATCTATCAAGCCATCCGGTGAAACGCCGATGAACGCATGAACAGGGTGGTCAATGAAGTCTATTTGATCCACAAGGTTCCCGGTGGCCGCTTCATAAGCCGACCGGGCTTCGGGTTCTAATTCGATTCCGCGACGCATGGCGGCGTTTTGATAGCCGTCGATGGTTTGGCCGGTAATCCGTTCAATGGCCAGCTTCACAATCAGGTTTTTCCGGCCCGCGCCGGGTTCGCCCTTTGCGGTCAAATTCATTACTTCATTGAACGCCGACCCTGTAAGCTTCCCAAGGCGCTTTGCGAACCATGCTTCGGTGCGCTGGGCATCCATTAGTAAACCCGCAGCACGTTTACAGATTTGCCATCTGCCGCTGTCGCAGTCACGCACGACCCGGCCCCGAATTTAGTGCAACAGGTAGCCGAACAATAGCAAAGAAGCCTTGCCACCGTGGTGAATTCCGGGGTTTCGACGTTGATTTCCTGACCGATTTTCATTGCCGAAATCCGGTCGGTGATATCTGTCTGCGCCCACGGCAGATTTTTGGCGCGGGTTCGCAATGATTCGGGTCGAAGCTTTGAAATAAATTCCTGGCCATCGAAATGAATGTCGAAAATTGCGCCGATGGAATCAAGGAACGCCACCTGGCGCTTAATCGCCGTCAATTGAATGCTTTCCATTATTCACCATCCTTTTGGCCGTTTTCGGCGGCAATTGCGTCATTGATTGATTTTTCGTCGGCCTGACCGGCCAAGGATTTCAGGCCATCAAGCCGGGTATTGAGCAGTTCGCGGTTTTGCTTGGTTTCGCCCCGCCAGTAAGCCCGGAAAGCTTCGGTTCCTTTGTTCGCGGCGGCTTCGGCAGCTTCGACCAGTTCGGCCGGGGCTTCGGGCTGGGCTTCGACCACGATTTCGGCATTCACTACCTGACCGCGTTCCGCTTCATCAGGATCCACGATTCCGGCAAACCCGAACGCATAGCGGGCGGCCTGAATCGCGGCCTTGTGGCGCAACATACGGCGCGGCCATTGCTTCCAAACGTCGGTGGAACGCTTGCATTCGACCAGGTATTCGGTGGCTTCAATCGGGTGGTGCCTGTCCTTGCGGAAAATCCGGCAAGTGACCGCCGACAGGGTTCCGGCATCGTCGAGGGCGTCGGAAAACGTCATGCCATCGAATTCGGGGTGGCTGTTGATAAGCTTCATCCAGCCATCAATCGAAACTACCGGCTGAATGCCGCCGTTCGCCGGAAATGCGAATATTTCCTTGGTTAAGGGGTTCAGGCTGTATTGCTTGGCGACCATCAGGAACGCCGCCAGCTGTTCATTGGTGGCGTTCGCGCCCTTTTGCGGAAACACCGTGGCTTTGATGGTCGAAAGGAAAGCGGCTTCGGAAAGCCCGGCGTTTTGGGCCAGGCCCGCGAATAGTGAAATTGCTTGTTCAGACATTGGTTATTCCCTTATGGAAGTTTGATTTTTCGGAAAAGTCTTTCTTTGGTGCGCTGGTAAAGGTTTTTGCCGTCATGCAGCGGGCGGCGGCAATGGCGAACACCGCGAAGCGTGACAATGGCATCGAAAGGCAGCACGTTCGGCCTTGCGATTACGCCTTCGCCACGGCATTCGCCGCAATTCTGATCCCATTGCGGATCAAGCCCTGGCGAATAAATGCCGGTGCCGTCACATTCGGGGCAGTCACGCCATGCGCCCCGGTTAAGCTTGCGAAGCGGTGGTGCCATTAGGCCAGCACCGCCAACAACGACGCCCATTGCTTCCGGGCGACTTCGGCCGATTCGACCCGGTGCGTGATTACATAGCAAGGCGGGCAGTTCATGTAAAACTGGCCGTGGGCTTCGACCAGCAACGGAAGCGCACCGCAAAGGCAAGGCGCGGCCGTTTGGTCGAACACAGCCGTTTCCGGCGAAACTTGGCGAAGCGCGTTCATACGGCCACCCAAGCGTTTGAAGTTAAAGAGAGTAATAGGGCGATCCATACGGTTCCAATGGCCACGTAAGCCGGTAAATCATGGGTGAAAAATCGTTTCATGCTTGGGATTCCTTGCTGATACGGATAAGGGTTTTTTCTGCGTCAATCATTGCGATGGCGGCGGCCATTGCCATTTTGCCGCCGGTCGAAAAGCCAATCAGGAAAGCGCCTTTGCAATACTGGTCAATGGCTGGATTGCCCGTTTTCGGCATCGACTTGGCCCATTGGGCTTCGGCTTCGGCCTTTATTTCTTCCAGCGTGATCACAGCACCACCATCGCGGCCGGTGCGACTACGCAAAAGGCAATACAGGCATATCCGGCGCATCGAACAAACATTCCGGCATTGATGGCCGCGTCTGCGATGGCTTCGATAAATTGGTCATATTTCATGCCGCACCGCCTTGGCCTTGGTGGCCAACGTTCCGCAAATAGCGTTTTCCGGCGAGATATGCCGCGCCTTTACTGGTTCCGGCTTTAAGGCATTGCTGGGCGATTCGTATGGCGTTCTGCCGGTGCTGTTCATTGACGCCGGGCATCCGGGCAAAATTGAAAACTTCAATCGGAATAATTTGCATTGCGCATACTCCTTTGGTTTGAGAAACCCCGCCGCCGGGCGCTTGGGGAGAGGGAAACGGATCCGGCAGCGGGGGTGAACTGGTACGGTTTTAATTCTAGAACACTAGATTCCGGCTTGTCAAGAGAACTAGAATAAAAAAGCCAAAAAAACCCCGAATCAAGAAAAATTCAGGGTTTTATAAGAAAGTTCTTATTCTGACTTGGCCATTTTCTTACCTTTTGACAGTTCCCAGGCGTTCACCAGCTGTTTGCTGTCATTCAGCCGCGCCCGGTGGCGGTCAATCTTTGCCTTGTGATCCAAGCTTCCGGTTAGAAGCCTTATTGCTATTGCCATCTGTTCCTTGCTTAACCGCATTCCCGCGCATCCTTTCTGATATTTTGGCCATTAGGTCGATAATATTGCTTGGCCCGTTCCCTGTGTTTACTACTGATAAAACGGCTTCTATGGCTAAGGCCAGCCGTTCCGGATCATTCACCCAATCCGGCATTTCCGCTGCTGGCAAGCCCTGAACCTGAGCAATGGCCCGCAACGCGTCTTGTGCATCTCTAATGGTATCGGCGTCGATTCTCAAACCCTGAGAGGGTAGATCGACCCGGCCCGCATCCATATCACCAAAGCCGAACATCAGCCAATCGGTGCTAATTCGAAGCGCCTTGCAAATGTCATGGATCGTCTGAAACCGAACCTTTTCCGGGTTCGTGGTGCCGTCAAGGATGAAATACAGCCCGGCCTTGCTGATTTCCGTTCGCCCAAGCAAGTCGGCCACCGTGATTTTTCGGGCGGCCATCGCTGATTTAAGGCGGTCGGACATAGACATTTAGACAATTTACCCTTTTTTTAGTCTAGACCGCTTGACAGATGCAAATCTAGAGAACTAGAATATCAGCCATGAACCTGACCAAATCCAAAGTGAAAGAAGCCCTGGGCCTTAAGACCGATTCGGAACTGGCCGCGCATTTCAACATCTGCAACCAAGCCGTTTCCCAATGGGGCGATGAACGCCCGATTCCGATCCGTCGCCAGCTTGAACTGCGAATCAGCCATCCGAAGCTGTTCAAGGCACCGGCCCCGAAAATCACCGCAAACAAACATCGCTGAAAAAAATTTACCCGTTTTCGCTTGTCAATAAAAGGCAATTTCAGTCAAAAGGAGTGCAATATGCAACGCCAATTCAGTTTTATAGGTTTGCTGAAAGCCCCGCAAAATGCGCCTGACAGCATTGTTTCACGAATCGAAACACCGGAACAAGCGGTTCGGGTTTCGATATGCCAAAAGGGCTTGAAGCTGGCTTATTACGCCACCGAAATGCACGTTTCCGAAAGCTATATTTCCCGGATCGCCCACGGCCAGCGCAAGGTGCCGGAATGGTTCGTCGAACCGTTTTGCAGCCTGTCCGGTTCCAATCTGCTGAAACAGCACATCGCCTTGCAGGAAGCCATCCACATGGCCAAGGGCGACATGACCCAATCGCAAAAAGACCGCCAGCTGGCTAATCAACTGAGGGCGGCCGCATGAATCAGTCAATCCTGAATTTCGGCCATTACCCGCAAGAGTTCCTTTTGTTCCTTGCCGAAAACGAAACCATTTGGAAGCGGTTCGAACGGGAAGCGGATCGAGCATGGACACGCGGATTTCGCCATTACAGCGCCCGAACCATTGTCGAGCATATCCGGCACGAAACGGCCATGTATGAACAGAATTCCGACTGGAAAATTAACAACAATCACACGCCCCATTTGGCCCGTTATTACCAGGAACTGCACCCCGACCGGGCCGGGCTGTTCGAAACCCGCGTTCTGCGGAAACAGGAACTGGCGGCGTGACTAACCCCGCGACGAATAGCTGCTGGATAGCTTCCAGCGGTGACAAGGCGAACCCCTTGCGCCTTTCGTCGCGGTTTTTTCAAGGGGTTTCAGGGGCTTTTTATGGCTAATCAATGGCTTCGGCTTTGGCACGATATGCCAAACGATCCGAAATTCCGCACCATCGCAAGGGCATCCGGCCAGCCGGTTTCAGCTGTCCTTGCAGTCTATATCCATTTGCTTGTGAACGCTTCGAACGCAACCGAACGCGGGCGAACGCATGGAATCGCATCCGAAGACTTGGCCAGCGCCTTGGACTTGGACACCGACCAAATCGACCAAATTCTGACTGCCATGCAAGGCCGGGTGCTTGACGGCGACCATCTGACCGGCTGGAAAACCCGGCAGCCGGAACGCGAGGATGGCGCGTCGGAACGGGCAAAACGCTGGCGTGAAGCTAAAAAGATGGAACAGCAAACGCAAACGAACGCAAGCGAACGCAATCAAACGCTAGATAAAGATAAAGATAAAGATAAAGAAACATCAAAAGCAGATGCCGCTTTGCCGGTGGCAAAGCCTACCGCAAGCCCGAAAGGAACCCGACTGCCGGAAGACTGGCAACCGACCCCCGACCTGGTGACATGGGCCAAAGGCCAGCGCCCTGATCTGAACATTACGCAAACCGTCGAACGCTTCCGGGATTACTGGACAGCCAAGCCTGGCAAAGACGGCGTGAAGCTTAAGTGGGATGCCACGTTTCGAAATTGGGTTCGGAATGAAAAGGCTGGAAACCCGGCCGACGTGAAACAAAACGTGGTGCGGCCGCTTGAAACGCGCCAAGCGCCCGAAACGCCCGAACAGCGGGCAAGGCGCAAGGCCGCCGAAAAGGCCGCACACGAACGCTATATGCGCGAATTGGGGGCAGCATGAAGCGCCTTTACCTTTCAGAGCCGGGAATGCCGTTTGGCCAATCCACACGAATCGGGATTTTTGTCGCTGTACGCATCGCCCTGAAATACCGCAACACCCCGACCGTTAGCCAGCTTATGAACGATTTTGAAATGTCACGTGCCACGGCATTCCGCTGGCGGGCCGCTTTCAAGCTTGCCAAGGGCGAACAGGCGAGGGCGGGCCAATGATAGCCGAACAGCTGGAACTTGAAATGCCGCTGACCTTTGCCGTGGGTGAACGGGTTTGGTGGACGCATGGCCTGACCTACCTTGTGGCCACGTATAAAAAAGGCGGCAAGCTGCGGCCCGAATCAGGCGAGCCGGTGACCATAACCGCCATCGGAAACGACACGAACCCATATTCGGGCATCTATGCAACATCACGCACCGTTCGGGTTTATTCACAGGAAGACAACCGCGAATATTCCGTGGCCCCGCGATGGCTATCCGCAAGCCAGCGCCAGCCATGTGAAGCGGTGCTAGAAGCTTATGAAAAATGGGGCAACTAATGAAATTCAAAACGAAAGACCAGCACCATCAGGAATCAGAATGTGGCCGGTATAGGATCAGCCACAACCTAGACGCCAAAGGCCAGTCTTATTTCGTCTGCTGGCACAAAGGCGAGTGCATCGGATCGCGCCGGGTGCCGAATTTCCGGGAAGACAGGCAAATGGCCGTGGCCGAATTAACCGAAATCGCAGACCAACACA